GTTCCGCACTGGTTGCGGGCGGCGTTTCCGACGCTAAGGCCAACAGCGACGATGACGCAAGCGTGCGCGTCGCCGTGAAAACCTACGTCAAGGCTAACTTCGGCATGGATAACCCGGACGCTGACAGGCTCATGCGCTCATTCAACGAAATGCTTTGCCGCATGGCCGGAAGCACCGAGCATGGCGGCAAGGCAGAAGCGGGCGAGAAATGAGTATGTGGGCTGGCGCGTGCCAGCTTGCAACAGAGACACAGACGCGCGACAAGCGCGGCGTTGTGTCAACCTCGCTTGCGTTCCGGGACGTGCCTTGCAACGTCTACAGCATCAGCGCGGCAGCTTACTACGCCGCAAGCGCGGCGGGAATCAAGCCGCAAGCGGTAATCGAGTTGAGGGCGTGCGCCTATCGCGGCGAAACGCTGGTGAAGTTCAACGGCGCATTGCTTGCCGTTGAGCGCGTGGAGCGAACGCCGGACAACGTGCGGCTAACGCTTGTTGAGAGGGTGGGCGACCGTGAGCAGGGTTAGCAACGACATTGAACGCGAGATTGCCGCCGCCATGCGCGACTGCATAGGCGAAAACGAAGCGTTGTTGGAGCAACGCGCCGCCGACGCTGGCAAAGCGGCGGTGAAGCGCCTGAAAGCAGAGAGCCGCAAGCGTTCCGGCAAGTACGCGAAGGGCTGGACTAGCACCGTAGACCACGCAAGCTTGGAAACCGGCGTTGAAGTGACGGTGCATAACAAGCAATACCAGCTAACGCACCTGCTTGAAAAAGGCCACAAGATCAAGAACCAGACCGGCAAGACCTACGGCGTTGCGCCGGGTGACGGGGTTATTGAAGCCGTGGCCGAAGAGGTGGGGCGCGAGTTCATGGCGGGCGGTGATGCGACGTGATCACACTTGACCAGCTTTGCGCCGTGCTTGACGGTCTGGGCATCCCTTGGGCTAACGAGGGCTTTTCAGACGATGACAAGCCCGCCCCGCCCTACATAAGCCTAGAAGCGGGATTTGGCGAAACGGCCTATGCCGACAACGACGCTTGGGCGCGTTGGATGCCCTACGAAATCTTGCTTTACACCGCGCAGCGCTCATATGACCTTGAAAGCAAGATTGCCGACGCGCTGGACGCGGCGGGCTGCGCATTCGAGAAAGCAATAACACACCTAGACGGCGAACGGCTCATTGAAGCGTCGTTCACCGTCAACGTAACCGAGTAGATAGGAGCCTTGAAAATGGCACGTAACGGTTTTTTCGGCGTTCGCAATTCTCATTTCGCGATCGTCCTTGACGAAGACAAGCTTACCTATGAAAAGCCGGTGCATGTTGCCGGTACCGTTGAAATCGGCATGGAACCGAGCGTTGAGACTGGCACCAGCCACGCGGACAACGAAGTTTGGTTGGAAGAGCAGCAGGACAACGGCGGCAGCGGCACCATGAGTTTCTACGATACCGAGGGCACCCCGGAACTTCGGCAGCTTATCGCCGATCTGGTGGGCTACGAGATCACGGCAGACGGGCGCACCAACCTGAAAGCCAACAAGAAGCCTAAGAAGTTCGCTTTCATGTGCGAGCAGCCCGGACACGTCACAGGCCGCCGCCGCTGTCTGCTGATGTGCCAGCTTGCCAAGCCGTCGCAGACCCTCACCACCAACAGCGACACGCCGGAGATCACGCAGCTTGACTATCCCTTTACGTGGAAGCCCGTTGTTCCACCCGGCGGCACGGCTGATGACCGCACGAGCGGCTATGACAGCTTCACGGGTCTGCCGGACTATGAAACGTTCTTCGATGCCGTCAACACTGACGGTCTGCTAGAGCGCAAGGCCGAAGCGGAAGACACCGGCACGCCCGCCGAGAACGGGGGCGAGTAATGGTTATCGACTTCGGCGAGGGCATGGAGTTTGAAGCCGTCTTCAACGGATTCACGCCCATTGTGTTTTCGCGTTCGTTCAGCGTCGAGAAGCCCAACGGCGCGACGCGCCCCAAGGACATAAACGAAGACGTGGGCATGATCGTTGAAACGATGAAGTCTTGCGGTATGCCGTCGATGACGGCGCTTCTTGAAATCGCCTATGCGTGCATCAAGACCGCGAAGCCGCGTTGGGGGCTTGGCTTTGACAAGTGGGTGAAATCGCTTCCGCCCGCCGCGTTCGACCTACAGAAGGGGGACGGTTGGGCGGCTGACGTGATGGGCATTGTCGAGGATAACTTTTTTCCTTCAACGCCCGATGGAGTGGAAGCCGCGCCCGCCGAAGCAGCCAGCGCCGCCACTGCCTAGCAACCTGTCAGACGCGTGCGACGCGCGTTATCTGTACAACTGCCAGCAATGCGGGCTTTCCATCACCGATTTGCAGCAACTTAGCTTCCGGCAGGTCAAAGACCTGTTGGAGATTCACGCGTTCTACGCCGATGCCGTCGCCAACTACGAAGACGACGAAAAGGCACGCAAGGCCGAAGCGGCATTTTGGGGCTAGTGAACGTTTCACGGCACCGCACCCGCGCGGGCGCGGTGTTTGAAGCGCTCATGCACCTTGAGAATTGAAAGAAGGTGAACCGGCATGGCGGTAAGCTACAAAGGGCTTGTTATCAAGTTCGGCGGCGACACTACCGAACTTCAAGGGGCTTTGAAGAAGGTTTCTAGCGAATCCAAGAAGACCCAAGCGGACTTGAAGGAAATTGACAAGTCTTTGAAGTTCAATCCTGGCAATACCGACTTGCTGCAACAGAAGGTCAAGGCGCTAAACAGCGCCTATGGCGAGACGCAACAGAAGTTGGACGCGTACAAACAGGCGCTTGCGCAGCTTGAAGCGAAACAGCAGAGCGGCGCTAGGCTGACCGCCGAAGAGGAACGGCAATACGACAGCCTTAAACGCGCTATCTTGCAATGCGAAAACCAGCTTGAATCGTACGGCAAGGAACTTGCCGAAACGTCGCGCGAAGCCGAAGCGTCGAAAACCAAGCTATACAAGTTCGGCCAGACCATCGAAGATAACGCCGACAAGCTGGAAAAGGCGGGCAAGGGCGTTGAGCGCGGCGGGCTTGCTATTTCCGGCGGCATCACGGCGGCGGCAACCGGCC